CGCCGTGGCTATGGCCGCCATCGTTCACGCCGTGCGCGTGCGCGGGCATTTCGGCGATGGTCAGGGTGTGGGCGTCGACCGTGATGGTCTGGGTGGTCGATCCGCCGTTGTCGCTCAGACTGTAGCTGGCGCCCGCGCCGACGATGAACCGGTCGCGCAGATCGGGCGTGCCGTTCGTGCCGTCGCAGATCGCCCAGCCGGCCGGACAGTTCGCCGCCAGCCCGTACCAATTGAGGATCATGCCGCTGACGAAGGCGCGGTCGGACACCGCCTTCAGCGCGCTGTCGATCCCGTCCAGGTCGGCGTTCAGCTTGGTTCCCCAACTGTCGGAGGACGCGCCCACCTCGGGCTTGGTCCAGCCGTAGTTGGCGGTGGTGGTGTCAGTCATCTCAGCCTCGAATGATGTTGAAGCGGTCCCGGCCGCCGGTCGGCGCGTCGCTCAGCAGTTGCGCCGCCGAACCCGAGCGGTCGGCCGTCTCGATGTCGGTCATCGCCGCGCCGAACAACGACGTCCAGGTCTGCAGCCGATCGTCCGCCCGCAGATACGGCGCGGACTGGGTCAGGGCGCCGTAGAGGTACGCGTCAGGATGGCTGGCCAGCAGCCAGTTGCTGGGGTTGCCGTCCGACAGCGCCGGCAGCGCCTGAAGATACACGAGCTCGGCGGCATAGGCGGTGTCTGGGGCCGGATGCAGCCTCAGCTCATCGCCATACAGCGCATAGAACCGCGGCCTGCCGCTGGTCGCCGACCGCGCCTTGACGTCGATCTCCTCCGGCGTCAGGCAGCGCAGGACGGTCGTCCCGCCGCTGGTCAGCTTCACCAGGCGCTCGGACAGGAAGTCGGTCGGCAGGTCGACGTATTCCGCCGCCCAGGTCTCGGCCAGCCGCGCCGTCATCGGCCGCACGCGCAGGCGCCGGTTCATTTGCGCCTCGGCCAGGGCGATGAAGCTCGGGATCTCGGCCGTCAGGTCCGAGCGCCTCAGCCAGCCGGCGATCTCGGCTTGAAGGTCAGAATAGGTCGTCAACGCCATGTCAGTCTCCGCGCGAAAGGATGCGCCGGAGAGCGGATCGCCCTCCGGCGCGGGCCGGCCTTAGGCGGTGATCCGGCAAGCCATCTGTGGACGGATGGTCTCGTAGCCGTAGAAGACGTCGATCCGGCAGGGGAAGGCGTCGTTGTTGATGTCGTAGGCGCGCACGATGCGCATCGACACCCCGTCGTAGACCTCACGCGCCACGAAATCGACGCCGCGCGGCAGCACCAGATCGGCGGTGGCGAAGGCGAAGGCGTCGCGGTGGAACGCCATCTCCTGCTCGTAGCCGGTGTTGGCCGCGCCGGTGACGGTCAGCGCCGCGCCGTTTGCGGGCGAGGCCGTCACGCCCTGCTGGGCGCCGCTGGTCACGATCGCCGGGCTGATCGGGATCGTGCCGCTGGTGCCGGTGAAGGTGGTGTCGGCCGTGCACACGAACTGCTGCAGCTGCTGGGTCGCCGCCTTGGTTTCGGGATGCACGCGGTAGACTCCGGCGATGGTGAACACCGTGCCGTCCTTCATCACCTGGCCGTTGGTCACGCCGCCGACGTTCAGGCTGGAGCCGGTCTGGCTGGCGCCCGACACCGTCACGCTCGATCCCGAACCGATGTCGCCATTGGTATGGGTCGGAACCAGCGGGTTCTCGTACCAGTCGAACCCGGCCGTGCGGCCCATCGCGCCCTCGCGGTACTGTTCGCGGATGGCGCTGGAGTCCTGGAACAGCCCCTTCAGCGCGTCCACGATCGTGGCCGTGGCCAAGGGCGAAAGGTGCGCCGTGCGGTTGGCGTCCATCGGAGTCAGGCTGTTGTTCAGCTTGGCCCGCGCCTGCAGATAGGTCAGCAAGGTGTTGGGCGTGGTCCCCGCCGTGCCGACCTGCTGGTAGACATCGCGGTACATGGTGAAGGCGTCGGCCTCCAGCGAGGAGGCCAGCACCGCCATCGCCGGCTCCAGGATGCGGCTGGAGAAATCGTCCAGCGACAGGGTCAGTTCGGCGGACGAGAAGTTCACGTCCACCCCCTTCTGGGTGGCGATCTGCAGCGACACGCTCTGCTCGGTCACGTCCTGCGCCGCCAGGGTCTTGCCGGTGCGCACCGTGTACTGATTGGGCAGGCGGATCTTGAGGGTGTCGCCGATCTTCGCGCCGGCCTTGGCGAAACTGTCGTCGTACTGGCGGTTGATGGCGCCGATGAAAGTCAGCTTGTTGTGCAGCACGCGCAGCGCTTCGCGGGTGATCTGCTGGGGGGTGAGAAGAGCGTTCGCCATGGTCTATCGGCCTTTCTTGTGCAGCTGGCCGCGCCTGTGGCGGATCCAGTCGTCGGTGGACATGCGGTTGGGGTCTTGAGGCGCCGAGCCGCCGCCGCCCACCTGAATGGCGGGGCGCACGGCCTGGGTTTGCGCCAGCTTTTCGCCGGCGGCTTTCTGCTGAGCGGCCTGATGGCCGCGCCAGGCGTGATGCAACAGGATCACCAGGCGCGGATCGTTGATCGCCTGCACCTCGTGGGGCGCCAGGCCCTGGCTCATCGCGAACTGCGCCAGCCGCGTGGCGTGCTGCGGCGACCAGCCAGGCAGCCGCTGGGACAGTTCCGCGTTGGCCTGTTGCGCTTGCTGCGCCGCCTGGCAGTGGCGAGCGAAGGCCTGCACCTGCGCCTTGTGGGCCAACTGGCTGACCGCCAGCTGGTGAGCCTGCTTCATCTGGAACAGTTGATGCAGCATCTGCTGCGCGCCCGCCGGATTGGCCTGGTGCAGCGCGCCCCAGTTTTGGCGATGCAGCTGCGCGATCTGGTCGCCCAGGGCGATGATCCGCGCATGGTCGATCAGATTGGCCCCGTGCGTCTCGGCGGCCTGCTGCAAGGCCTGGTGGCCGGCTTGCAGCGCTTGGGCGTGCATCTGCAAAGCCTGGATCTGGCGCGTCAGGGCGTGATGCAGCCCTGCGGGCACGGCATAGGTTTGACCCTCATGCTCGATCGGGACCATGCCGTCCGCGTCCGGCTGCGGCGCCTCGGCCGCGTCGTCGTCCTCGGGCGCGCCATCATAGGCGTACGCGCCCGTATCCGGCTGAGCCGGCGGGTTCTGTCTCATTCGTTCCTCGGGGTTACGGCCTGAGCGGCCGGATCTGCGGCCTCGGCGGGCCTTCAGCCGTCAAAGGTCTTGAAGGCCGATCTCTTGCAGCGAGCGGGCGATGGGTATCCGCCAGCCCTTGATCCCTTTCGCGCGGGCGTCGGCCAACGCGTCTTCCAGCGCGAATGGATCATTTTCACGCAGCACCTCGATCAAGGCCTTAGCCTGAGCAAGATCCTTCGTCCGTTTCACTCGCCCCGAGGCTTCGCGCCTCTGGGCCAGGATCAGCTTGTGCACCGCGAACCGTGCGGGCTGGGGCGTGTTCACCAGCACCCCGGCTCCCCACAGCGCCACGGTCCTCAACGGCGCCTCGATCAGCCAGGCCAGATGGTGCAACGGTGCAGCGCCGGCCCCCAGTTGCTCGAGCACCACGGGATTGACGTCGTTGCGGCTTCTCGTCGGCGCCACCAAATCGACCAGATAGCCACCGGCGCTGCGAAACCGAGACGGTGGGGCCTTCGACTTTAGCTGCGGGACGCCTTCAAACGTCGCGTCCGCGCGTCGCAAGATCGTCTCGAACCGCTCGGGCGGCCGCGCCGTCAGCGCCAGGCTGGCCGTCGCCGGGTCGAGGTCGCCGGTCATCAAGGTCGGCGACGGCAATCGGCTGCCGACCAACGCCTCACTCACCAGATAAGCGCCCGTACCGACCATGACCGCGCCAGCTTGGAATAGGCCGGCGTAGGCCAGCGCGTCCAGGACGGCGCCCATCCTTCGATCCGGTCCCGCCAATCCCTCCCGCCGAAGCATGGACACCAGGCGCCGGCGTTGCGCCGCCAACGCGACGCCGTTCTGGAGGGAGGCCGCGCGCGCTTCCGCCTCCGGATCGCCGCTCTTGCCCACGAAAAGATCAATCCTTGTCGTGCCGACGGGGACCTTGGCGTAAAGGTACTGCGCGCCCTCTGTGCTGCGACGATAAACCGAGCCAGCCAGCGGCGCTGTTTCAACCTGCTGCGCCAGTTCGGCGAACAGCGTCTGCACGGCGGATGAGAGAGCGACGGTTTTCATACAGACAGCTTTAGCGATTTTGTCTGTATAAAATCTTTACAGACAGATTTTCAATGTCTGTCTGTAAGACGCCATCACCCCGCCGGCGTCTGCAGCTTCTGCATCGCTTCCATGCGTTCGGTGCCGGCGCGGTACTGGTCGATGTCCAGCTTCTGCTGCTGCAGGTCGCGCGCGCCTTGTAGGGCGCCGATCTGCTGCTGCAGCGCCTGCACCTGCTGCGCCATGGCGGCGGCCTGCGGGTTGGCGCCGCCAGCGCCCTGTCCGCCCTGCGCGCCCTGCAATTGCGGCGGCAACAGCATCTTCAGCCGCTCGGCGATTTCGTCCGCGCCGGGCCAATCCAGGTTCTTGGCCAAAAGGTCGCCCAGCACCGGCGCCGCCTGAGGGAAGGCCTGGATCAGGGCGATCATCTGGCTGGCGGCCTCTTCGCGGCGGGTGGTGAAACTGGGACCGGCCTCCACCGTCAGGTCGTATTTGCCGGCGGTCAGGTCGAACACTTGCTCCAGCGCCGCCGGTTGCCCGGCCGCCGAAGGCCCCGACGGCTGGGGCTGGTTCACCGCCACCACCTGCGGCTCGCCGCCCGGTCCCAGCACCCGCAGCATGCGCGGCGTCGAATATACCCGAGGGATCAGGTCGATCATGATCCGCCCGGCGTGGCGAATGGCCCGCGACAGATTGTCGATGAAGTGGAAGGTCGACACGTCCCCTTCCCTCTGCCGCGCCAGGATCGCCCGGCCGGAGTTCTCGTTGGACGCCGCGCCCAGCGACGCGTCGAACAGGCCCAGGATCGATTTGATGTCATCTGAGGCGTTCATCGCCTCCTGCAGCGCGCCGGCCGGAACGCCCGCGAACATCTGCCGCTCGGGCGGCGTGGGGCCATCGTATTCGATATAGGCGTGGCTGTCGGTATTGGCCGTGGCCCACTTGTCCGCGTCGCTCTTGAACGCGCCCTTGGGGCCCACGAACGGCGCGCGCGGCGCCAGGGCCACCAGCTCGGTCGAGGTCGTGCGCCAGTAGTTGAACATCCGCTGCGGGTCCTTGGCGTCGCGCACCAGCGAGCGCAGATGCCGTCGCCCCTCCAGGAACACCTCGTCGCCGAACACCGGCACGATCGGAATGAACTTGCCCGCCCACTCCACCGTGTCGATCACCTCGGCGCCGGTCACCAGATGCTGCTTGACCGCATAGCTCAGGGCCTCGCGCGGCCGCCCGATCACGGTCACGCCGGCGGAGTCGAACAGCGCCTTGTTGCGCGCATAGTCGTCCGCCGCGATCATCTCGCCATTGGACAGCGCCAGGATTTGGCGACGCACCTCGTGGCGCACCCAGTATTCGGCCGCCATCACCCGCTCGTCGTGGATCCACGGCGAAGCCAGGCCGCCGTAACCCAGCCCGTCCCAGTCGACCGCGTCCGCGCCCTTGTACTGCCGCGCGAAGCGGTTCTTGGGCATCAGGTCGACCACGAAGGCGATGTTCCAGTCCGAACTGTCCGCCGCCGTCGAATAGGGATCGCCGTAGATCGAGAACGGATTGGCCACCCGTTGCATGACGATGTCCTGCTCGAACCCGTCATCGGTCGCATAGCGCGTGTTGATGCGGAAATAGCCCAGGCCCGAGGTCACCGCCGCGTCCAGCGCCGTGTCGTAGGCCACATCGGCGTCCGAGCAATATTCGATGTTGCGGATCAGGCCGTTGTAGATCTCGGCCACCGCCGGCCCGGCCGCGTCGTCCGCCGGATGCACCTTGATCGCCGGGCGGTTCTGGCGCGCGTCGTTCACCACCTGGCGGATGAACGCCGGCAAGCGGTTGATGGTCAGGCATGGGCGCGCGTCCAGCTCGCGCCGGCGGCGCACCTCCAGCGGCCATTGTTCGCCCAGCCGCGCGAAGCGGATGTCGTCCAGCGCCTCGGCTCGCTGTTCAGCCTCGTGCGCCACACACAGCTCGAACGCGTCCTTGGCCTCTTTCAGCAGGTCGTCCATGAAGGGTCCGTCAAACTGAGGAATGGGTGCGCCCCGGCCGCGTCCCGCCTTGGGGAATGCGCCGCTCACGGCCGTGCGAGGGGCCGGGGCGATGGGGTGCAAGAACCCTTTTCGAGTTCTTGCTTTGTTCAAGAACAGTGGATTATCTTCGGCCGACTGTGGAGACGGGAGGCGGCTGGATGTGGGACGGCGTAAAGATTAGGGCCCATGATATTTGGTTCGTCGTTCTAATCATTTTGCTCATCTGGCCGGGCTATAACGACATGGCCGAGCCCGAACGCCCCAAGAAGGGCCGGTGACCTTCCAGACGCTCCTGTGGCCTCTAAAGATGGTTCGGTATCGCTTGACTCCGAGCACCGACGCCTTGGCGCGGGCTATGCGGGTCTGTCTCGGCCTTGCAGGCTCTTGGCCTTGATCTGCGCGATGGGGACGGATTTTTCACAGGCGTTCCGGTTGTTCCTCGTGCAAAAAAAGCTTTTCAGCCGAGTTGCTGATCGTCGCGACCCTCCTGGGGCGTGCCTCAGGTTTCTGGAGTGCGGATCGCAAGCTCAGGCGAACCGAAAGCGCCGCTCGGGCGCATCTGTCTGGAGTAGGAGAATGATGGCCAAACCTGCCCGACTCGGCAAGAAAAAGTTCTTTATTTGTTCCAGACAATCATTAAGATGAACTGGTTTGATAAGGCCTTGCAGCTCCCTCGCGGTGCAGTCAGATTGAACGAGCCGCCGGTCGATACTCTTTTGCGAAACAGTCATGGACAAAAGCCTGCTTCTGCCGTTTGGCCTACTGTTCGGATTGTTCGGCGCTTTTCTCGGGATCTTGGCTTGGCGGTCCAGGCATAATCGGGCTCACCCGCCCGAGTTTGATCCGCCAAAGGTTCAAGCTCGGCGCCGATGGATCAGTTCAGCCATTTCCATGGCGTGCTTAGCTTTTGCAATTTACATATATCTGCAGCAGACCCGCTTCGAGGCAACCTGGACGGTCGTCGCCGGAGGAGCACTCATCGCATTCTGCATCGGCGACGGGTTCGGTCGTTGGGATACGAAGCGGCGCATCAAGGAAGGCCATTCGACGCCTGATCCATAGCGCCGCCCGGTTTACCCATGGGGTTTCGGGTGGCGTCCTGCTGCGCTTTCCAGGTTGCGGCCCCGGTCCCTAGAACTCCTGCAACGGCCCTGGCGATTGCCCAGTTGGTCGCCGCAGCCACACCCATCACAGACGAGCCAAGAATCTTGCCCAAATCCGCCGCTACCCCATCCCAATGGATGTTGTGAGCCATGCGGCCGAAATCGTCAGCGCCTGGGTGGGTGCGTGCGAACTCTGGTGTTAACTGCAGCTGGCTTGGCCGTCGTACATATAACCGGAGGGCAGCGGATAAGGATTGGGCACACCCGCGTCGGCCAATTGAACCACGCCAAGCGCCCCGCCGTTCGACCCCGGCACGCCGGCCCGCCACCCTGGCGCGCCAATGAGCGGATAGCCGGGCAAGCCGTCGCCTACGCTAGGCGGCGTGCTCTGATCGTCCGGGATATTGTTCTGATCGGTGTCGCCATGGTCTTGTGGGGCCATCAGTCCGCGCTCCATGAAAGCCGCCGCAGCCGCTGACGTTCGACGTCGGCGATCCGCCTGGCGGTATTGGGAATGTTTTGAACGCCAGCCCCGCGCCGCCCTCGGGCACACCTGTCTGGAGTAGGAGAATGATGGCCAAACCTGCCTGACTCGGCAACAGAGAGTTCTTGATTTGTTCAAAAAGACAGGCTTAATTTTGTGGACGAGTAAGGGACAGCGATGCTGGCTAGCTTCTGGATGTGGGCGGTGGCCGTTTGGCTTGGCGTCGGCGCTTTAAAGATCGGCTACTTGCCGCGCCTCCGGCCGCCCGCTCCCTTGCTTACGACCAAGCGCGGGTTCTTGGCCGTCGGCGCCATCGTCCTGCCGATCGGCCGTTATATAGACCCCGCCTCAAGGCCTGCCTCCGATCCGATAACGCTCAGGGCACGGCCTTGATCAGCGCCATTTGCAGCGGGAGTTTGCCGAAAAGCTTGGTTGTGCTGGCGAGCCTATATATCGTCCTCCTTCTTGGCCGAGCTTCCGGTTTTTGGAGCGCGCTTCGCCGGTTAAAACGCGAGCATAAGTTTAGACCCCCGCTTTCAAGAAATTAGGTCGAAGAAGCGGCGCGCAACTGCGCCAGCCGATCCTGCAATGCTTGAATTTCTTGCGTTAACATGGGCACTTCAGCGCCTTGCATGTATGCGCCAGTCGCGGCAGTAGCGGCCCCCACTGGAGTGTCCAAACTGAATAGGCTTCGCGCCGCGTTCCAGGGGTCGAAGGCAGCTGCGCTACTGTCAGGTTTGCCTGCGGCCCCCGCGATCTTGCTAGTGGCGTTGACGGTGGCGCGATTGGCGGCTCCGGCAGCGCCCATCAGCGCCTGCGCTTGAGCCAGTTCCTCCTGCTTGCGCTGCAGATCGTAGGTCAAGGCATCGACGTCGTTCCACCGCCAGCTATTGCGCTCATAGTCCAGGGCGCCGGCGGGATTCATCGGGCCGCCGTCCGCAGTCTGGATCAATCTCGGATCACCCGGCCCCGCGAAAGGCGCCGCACTCGCGTCCTGATCGCCGGGCGAGACCTGAACCATGCCCAGCACATTGGGCGCCCCGGGCACGCCGGCGCGCCACCCTGGCGCGCCAATGAGCGGATAGCCGGGCAAGCCGTCGCCTGCGCTAGGCGGCGCGCTCGACGGCGCGCTTTGATCGTCCGGGATGTTGTTCGGATCGGTGTCGCCATAATCTTGTGGGGCCATCAGTCCGCGCTCCATGAAAGCCGCCGCAGCCGCTGACGTTCGACGTCAGCGATCCGCCTGGCGCAGTTGGGAATGTCTTGAAAACCAGCCCCGCGCCGCTCGGGCGCATCTGTCTGGAGTGGCAGAATGATGGCTGGGCCTGCCTGACTCGGCAAGACAAAGTTCTTGATTTGTTCGAAACGACCGGCTTAATTTTGTCGATGAGGAAGGAAAAGCGATGCTGGGTAGCTTCTGGATGTGGACGGCTGGCGCGTGGCTTGGCATTACCGCCCTGAAGATTTTCTACTTGCCGCGCCTCCGGCCGCCCGCTCCCTTGCTTACGACCAAGCGCGGGTTCTTGGCAGTCGGCGCCATCGTCCTGCCGATCGGCCGTTATATAGACCCCGCCTCAAGGCCTGCCTCCGATCCGACTACTGAAGTTTGCTTGTCCGGCTTTGAGGCCAGCCTTGATGGCGCACAGGGCGTAGCCTTGCTGTGTTCCTTATGGCGCGAGCCCTTAATGAACAGTCCAATGATCTTGGCAGGCCTATATATCTGCGTATCCATAGGCCGCGCTTCAGGCTTCTGGAGCACGCTTCGCCGGTTAAAAAACGGGAGCAGAAGGCTGAAATCACCGCTGTGACGCGCGCCGAGGTCGAGGAAGCAGCCTGTAGCTGCGCCAAGCGATCCTGCAGCGCTTGCGATCCGGCTGGCGCTATTGAGACTGTCTTGAAAACGCCCGATCCACGCGGGCTTGGCCTTTGTTCGCCTCACTTTGATCCTTCAAATGGACAGTCTGTATAGGTCCTGACGACGTACACCTTCGGCCACATCCGTTGCGCGTCGGCCACCTTGCACGTCTGGCCCAGGGCTTTCCTCCACTGCTCCGCTCGCATCGAATCGCCGAGGCGGTCCTGCGTATCGACCGCCAGGTATGAGAAATTGTCGGTTCCGGCCATCCCCCAGTCGTCCCACAGCATGAGGATGCGATCCTGGCCCATGGCTCTCGACAATTGGACCGCATGAAACGGCGCCCACGCCATGAACCGCACGCGGTCGCGCAGCTTGCCCGCCGCGAAATAGACCAAGGGCGTCAAGCAGATCAGGACCAGGGCCGCCAAGGCGCCCCGACGCTGGGCCTTGACGGACGCCGCCCAAATCGTGGCCGCGACCGCGATCACCAACAACAGCGGCAAGACGATGATCGCCAAGAGGAACGCGCCGAAATCCCGGCTCGCGCCGAAATACCCCCCGGCCAACAGGAACAGCGTGGCGATGCCTACAGCCGGCGCCCGATAGAGCCGCGCCAATCGGTTCAGTTCCGCTTTCACCGACTGCGCGCTCCTGCTTAGGCACGCGATGATGGACATAATCCAAGCCACGCGCAAATTTCCGCGCCGCCTACCCCATCCACCCGGCGCCATGCCCCCGCTCAGCCGCCTTGGCCTTGCGTCCCTGCTCCGGCTCGTCATACGCCGTCATCAGATAGCGCAAGGCGTCGGCCGGATGGCTGGTCCAGTCGTGCAGCGGCCCCAGCGCCACGCGGCGTTTCTGATCGACACGTTCGCGGTAGTCGCGCAGGGCCCGCAGGCCCGCCTCGCACCGCGCCGCGTCGATCCACGTGCGCGGCAACAACCGGCGCACCGTCTCGATCCCGTCGGCCACGCCCACGCGCGGGGCGATGCGCACGCCAAAGCCCAGATTTTCCAGCATCTCCGCCCGGCTCTTGCCGGTGCCCAGCTCGCGCGCCCGCGCGTCGTGCGGCAGGATCAGCGGGGCATAGACATAGGGCCGCTCGCGCAAGGCCCGCGCATACCAGTCCAGCGCCACGCCGGAATTCTCGATGTAGTCGATCAGGCGGATCTCCGCCCCACGAACTGCGCCAGCCAGATGGCCGTGGCGTCGCCGATGCCGAGGTCAAACGCCGCATGCACCTCCGCCGCCGGGTCGTGCGCCACGCGCCCGATGCGCCCCTCGCCCTCCGTCGCCGTCAGCGCCGCCGCGTAGTAGGCGCCGGCGATGGCCGCATCGAAGCTGGTCTCCATCTCGCGCGCATATTCGTCGGCCGAAAGCTCGGCCTTCAGCGCGGCCAACTCGTCCTGCGCCAACAGCCCGGTCTGCGAGGCCTTAAGGCGCAAGGCGAACCAGTCATCCGATTGCTCCGCCCGCTCGAACAGCTCCCAAAAGGCGTTGCGGCCCTTGGGCGTGCCGATGAACGCGGCCCATCCCTGCCGGTCGGCCAGGGCCGGACGGATCACCTCGCTCCACGCGCGCGGATCCATGTCGGCGAATTCGTCCAGCACCACGCCGTCCAGATAAAGGCCGCGTAAGCGATTATAGTTGTCGGCGCCATACAGCCTGATCCGCCCGCTATTGGGCAGATCGACCCTCAGTTCCGACACGCTCACAGCCACGCCAGGGATGGGCGCCGTATATTGCTTCAGATAGCTCCACGCCACGTCCTTGGCCTGGCTGGTGAAGGGCGCCACATAGGCGAAGCGCGGCTCGGGCCGCTCGCAGGTCAGGGCGGCTCGGATCAGGTCGTTGATCGCCGCCACGGTCTTGCCCGCCCGCCTGTGCGCCACGATGCAGGCCCAGCGCTGCTGGCGCCCGTGAAAGGCCGCGAACGCCGGCCGCGGCGCATAGGGGATCAGGACTTTGCGGGATCGAGCCATGTGAACGTCAAACTCACCTGTCCATCTTCGCCGCTCGCCTCGCCGTCCACCCGCACCGCCTGCGCCGCCCGGCCGTGGGCCCGGTCGATCAGCGCATTGGCCGCCGAAACCCGCACCGCCTCGGAATTGGCGTTGGCCATCAACCACGCCAGCATCTCCAGCGCATTTAGGGCGTGCTCTTGCGCGGTTTGGCGGAACACGGCGGCGGCGTCGGGCGCGGGCTGTGTAATGGGCGCAGGCGCGGGCGCGGGCTCGACCGGCGCCGGCAAAGCCGTCAGCGCCGCGCCGCCCCGCCCTTTAGCGGAAGCCATGTCGATGTCCTTGAGGGGATTAGACCCGGTCGCCGGAGCGACATCTCGGGAATGACAGAAGCCTACGGATCGCTGCCTGAGTTGGCAAGGCGGCGGCCCGCTTTTTAGCAATCGCACCCAGGAACGCGCCAGCGGCGCGAACGCTTGGAGACGACGCCCTACTTATAAAGGCCTGCAACATCGTCCACGATATGGGTGCTTCCAGGCGGACCGTCTTTGGTCATCGTTATCGTCTCGCTTGGAAATCCCCGCGCACTTATGTGCACCACGTTATTTTTAATAAAGAACCGCGCATTCACAAAGGGATCTACGCTGTATTGACCTATGTATTCCTGACTGGAAAATATCAGCAGCCTCTCTCCGCCGTGCTCTGACCCGCTCGGGCTATTCGTCGTCACATAGAACAGACGATAAAATTCGTACCGCTTGCCAAACGCATCTACGCTCCCAATCCGCCGAAGCGTATGTCGGGTATACTGACAGTAGGTGTCGCCGCTATATCCGGCGCGCGCCAATGCCTGGGTAAGCGATCCGAAACATTCTCTCGCCAAGGCCGGTTGGGAAACTCCTCCCACTAAAGCAATGGAAAGAATCGATGCGCCTAAATATTTATTCAATTTCTCCATACTATTTACTTCCGTAGTTTTTTATCGCATTAAAATTCTTCAAAAAATCCGAATAATAATTCGGATTTCCACCGCCGTTGTATCTATTGATGGCAGTCTTGTACCCAAGAAACGGGCCTGGAACTCCATGAGAGTTGTAAGGATAGGATTTTGACTCGAGCCAATCGATCCCGGCTCGGATGCCTAGCTCGGGACCGGGCGCTTGGCCCTCCGTCAATCCGAGGTCGGGTTTAATCATCCCAGTCGCCGGGATTATTCATCTGCATGGGATCAGTCTGGTATGCGCGCGGATTGTAAGCGGACCCAAAAAATGAATTAAGGAGGAGCGGCAGAATAGCGCTTGCCTGAAACGTCCTCGACGACTGTCGTCTTTTCAATAAGGCCGTCGCCGATCAAGCCCTCCGATACTAATATTTTTGGAACACAAAACGTCTCATAAAGAGCGGTATTCGTCACACCCTTATACTTCATCAATACATTAACACCGCCAATTGTTGAGCAAGATGCTCCATTGCTAGTGTCGAAATAAACCACCACGAACGTTTGCGGAGCCGCATTAACGAAAACATCGACGCCTCGATAAACGCCAAGTCGTCGGTTGTCCCTGATGATCCGATGATGATCGGTCAGGCGCTCAGGGTGGAATATATCCTCGGCAAGATCGACTAGCCGTTCGTCGGTAAGGATCTCTTCCTTGGGATCGGCATGTCGATGGGCGGCGCCGACCGGCGTCGATAGTGTCGCGCCTACAAATACCAACGCTACAACACCTGACTTCATGTCATGGGCCTCCCGAAGGACACCATAGAAACATAATCCATCGAAGCACAATCAAATTGTTCGTTCTTTGTTCTTGTCTACCGTCGCTGAGCCAAGGCGTGGAGGAGCGGGTCGGAGACTCGGAACGTCCTGCCTTGATGGTTAGTGCGCGTAGGCTCTCCCAACCAAAGCGCTTCAGGTGTCTCCAAGGTGTCGATCGTCCGCTTTTCCTCCGCGGTTGTGTAGCCGTCACTAAGGGGAGTGCCGTTGTCCGAAAGGAATGCGGAATGGTCAGTTAGCGAGTGGCTGGCATGGCCATACTCGTGGAACAGCGCCATCGCCGGCGATTGGAAGGGCAGCCCCACAAGTCCGGGCAGTGCATCAGTCGGGCCGATGACTGTGTGCGCGGCGGTTGGATCCCAATAGACGGCGCCGCGTGAACCGCTATCGACGTCGAAGCGGTCTTGCCCGTCTGGAACCATCACGGTGGGTATGCCAGCTGTCTGCACCTGATTGATCAAGGGGACGCCGTATGGCGCTTGACTGAGATAGCCCATAGCACGGCCGAATGCGTGGAGATCTTGATAGACGGGGTTGCTGAGGTCTTGCGGTGAAAGGCGGTTCATTTGCTTGGGATCGAACGACTCATTGTCTTTCACCGCCACCTGCCACGTGCCGTCATTGCCGTCGTCTTGCCGCGTTTCGTATACTGAGATTTTACCGTCCTTGACCTGGTAAGCGATGCCCTGGTCGCCGAGTTGCCGCATCCACGCATAGGGATCGACGGTCGTCGTTAAACCCGTGGGAGACGCCGAGGCGCTGCCTGTTGGAGCCGTCCCTACTAAAGAATTATCGGCCAAATCCATCCGCACGCCAAGCAGCCCGCTGCCGTTCTGGAAATCGCCGGCCCATAGGCCTGGCGCAATCTGCATTGGGCCGCCCGAGGGCGCAGCGACGCCATTGTCCGTGCTGTCACCACCGCCGTTGGTCTGCGCCGCATCCGCGGCGGCCTGATCGTCTTCTGGGTCCATATCGTTCTCCTTTACCGCTTTAGCCCGCGCTCCTTGGCGATGGCCGCCAGCGCCTCCGTCAAGGCGCGGGTGTTGGTCAGTCGGGCCGAGCCGCCGGGGGCGATGGAATTGATCGTGCGGCCCTCGCCGGCGACCAGTCGCAAGACCCACACTTGGCGGCCGGTCAGGGCCAGGGCCTCCCACTGCTTCAGCTTTTCCGCGCGGTAGGCGCGCAGTTCGGCGAACGTTTCGCCATGGGGCTCGCATGAGCCGCGCACGCCCGAGGCAAGATCGCGGTTCAGGTTCGAGCGAGGTCCGGCGTTCAGCGCCTCAAAGCACCGTCTATACAGCAAGCCAGCCTCGTACTCCGGCCGCCCTAGCCCACCCTGCTCGTACAGCGTCTGCAGCCCATCGCGCGAGGTCACACGCAGCTTGCCGCCGCGCGCATCCACCGCCTCGCCGCGCAGGCGCGCCAGAGCCGCCGTTTCGTCCAGCCCCGCCTCCACCGCCCGCTGCGCGGCGCGCCGGCTGGCGCGTTCCGCCGCCAGCCGCGCGAGGTCCTCGCCCGTAAGCCCCCTGCCCTTGCGTTTGGCCGTCATGCTCACGCAGCCTTCCGCGCGATGGCGACGATCACCTCGATATCCCGCTCGGTGAGGGCACGTCCGCCCTGGATCATGAGCGCCCGGTGCGGCGGGCAGTAGCGTCCACCCCCCGTTGGCGCCGCGCAGCACAGCTGCTCGCCCGGCTTGGTCGCCTCGCCCAAGGGATAGCAACATTCGCCCGGCCGGCGGTCTGTCCAGGGCTTGGGCGTCGACGCCGCCTCCACTTCGCGCAGGGGCGGCATCGGCCGGTCGGGCATGAGCCTGGGCCGCGCGATCGGTCCCTGGCGCACGCGAGCAAAGATGCGGGACGGCAGGGGCGGCGGCGGGGATGCCGCCCGCTTCGCCCACCCCATTCGCTGCGCCTTGCCCAGCACGGCGTTGCGCGTCGGCGCCGCGCCCAGGGCGAGGTTCAGCGCCCGCGCGGTCTGGGCCGCGCTCAGCCCCTCGCGCACGTAAAAGCGATTCAACAGGCCGACGGCCTCATCCGTCCAAACGAAAGACATGCAGGAGCGCCTCTCCAAAGGGGGAGCGAAAACGGTGGGGTTTGGGGGAGCCGGCAGCCCGTCCTCCTCGAGGACCCAAGCGCCGGAGCCAGAAGGCATTGCCTTCATTATGGTTGTATAGTATGCATTATTGCATGGCAAGCAAATTTGTATGCCATGCAGATTTCTTGACCTCTGAGAGGATCGCGCGATGCCGCGCAAGGCCCGCCCGCACCCCAAGCCCGCTCGCCGGCCCACCCACATCCGCGCGTGGCGTAAATATCGTGGCCTGACCCTGGCCCAACTGGCCGACCGTCTGGCGGTGGAGTTGGAAGTTGAGATCACCGAGGGCCAAATCTCGCGCATAGAACGAGGGGAAACCCCTTATTCGCAAGATATTCTGGAGGCCCTGGCGGGGGCCCTGCGCTGTCAGCCCGCAGACCTTCTGGTGCGCGATCCGACCCAGCCCGATGCGATTTGGAGCCTATTGGAAAGCTTAAAACCGGTCGAACGCGCCCAGGCCGTGGAAATCCTCAAGACCTTCAGCCGCACAGGCACCGACTCCTGACGACGTCCTTGCGGCTCAAGTTGTATTTGATGCAAAATGATCGGCCATTTCGGAGGTCTCCGATGCCCGACGATCATCCATCGCCCGACCAAATTCTCTCCTTGTTTCGAGCCTCCGGCGCGCCCCTGTCCGCGCAACGCGCGCGGCGCCTGGCCGAGGAGATCGCCGCCCATGGCGGCCTGGACAGCGCGATCGCGGCGCTCGACCACGATCAGGCCTATCAACAGCTGGACGACGCGCTCGCCTACCGCGCCTTGCTGAGCGAGGCCGAGGTCGGCGCGCAAGCCGTCATCGATCGACTGCTGCGCCAGGCGCGAGACCTGGACGCCCGCGCCGACCCCGCCTGGGCCGAGGCGGCGGACCTGCGCGGCAAGGCCGCCTACCGATCGGCGCGAGGCGAGCCGCGCCAGGCCTTGTGGATGCAGGCTCAGGCCAGCGCGGCCGAACGCTTCGCGGCCGATCTGGAGGAACAGGCGTTTCGACTGAGGCTTGACGCCGCCCGCCGGCAAGCCGCCGCATCGGTTTGCGCGATCCTGCTGGATGTGGCCGCGTGACGACTGTAACCGGTCCTGAAATCGCCTATATCTCTCATGGGAATCCTAGGGAACCGCGCGCTTGGCCAAGACTCAGAGCCGCCCTGACCCGCCCCTGGCGGACGCCAAGCCTTCGTCGAGGCTGGATGTGGCCTCGGTCGCGCCCTGGGTGCTGTTCTGGGGCTGGGTCGCGCTGGACAGCGCCCTCGCCTACCGCAAGAGCCAAGCGGCCCTGGATGACGTTCACCAGCCCGAAGAACCGGTTCGGCCCGACGTCGAGCCTCCACCGGCCGAGCATGGCCTGAAGCGCTGGCTGTCGGCGTCGCTCTGGCCCAATAGCTTGCGCGCGGTGAGACAAGGCGCGCGCACCGCCATGATTGGCGCCCCTATCGTGGCGGTGTTAGGTCCCTGGCTCGTCGGCAAGTTGTTGCGGCGCAATAAGTCTTAAGCTGGATCGATCCGGACCCTGACGAATATCCGGCCGCGGCCTTTGGCCGCTGCGTGCAACGCGCCGATGGAAAACAGCCAAGATGGCTTGACCTGCCTTTGAAAGCCGGTCATTCGCCAATCGTTGCCGGCGCATCACGAGCCTTGAGGCTTAAGCGCCGGGAACATCAGACAGGTTTCTAAGACGAGCCCTACGCGGGGACGATGGAGCTGACGTCGCTCTGCGTCTAACCCTTGGCGTGCATGGGGCCAAGGAG